GGAACATCTCCTGAAAAATTCATAAACACACAAATTCCTAAATATGAAGCGGCGTATATCGCAAAGGCTTACTTACAACAATCTAACCAATTGTTCGTAACAAGAGTATTAGGTTTATCAGGTTATGATGCGGGTCCATCTTGGTCAATCACTACAAAAGCAAACGTTAATCCAAAAACAGTTGAGTTTGATTGTATATCAGGTGTGACTGTTGACTGTGTATTTGAATGTACGTTACCTCACGTTATTAGTTACTCAATTCCGTTTACGGGTTGTACTAATAGTGTTAATAGTATTTCATTTACAGGACCTATTCCATCAGAAATAGTTGCTAAATTAAATTTACCGTATGAAAACTTTAATGGTAGTACTGGTACATTATATCAAGATATGACAAATCAAATTTTTGATATTATAAACGCAACTAATCCATATATTGCAGAAACAACTAACATTAATTATTACGGGCCTATTTCAGGTGACGTATATAATTCACTATCACCAATTTTCACGGCAGAAACAAACGTATTTGACGTTGAGAATGTTGATGAGAGTATGATTAATTACGCGGCACCACAAAACGACCCTTGGTATTACGCTTTATTCGATAATGTAGGAAATGCGGTTTATAGTGGTTATTCTTTTTGGTCAATTGTTACGGAGTTAACGGAAGTAATTAGTACAACAACAACAACAAGTACTTTACCGACACCAACCCCAACACCTGACCCTTGTAACCCAATTCCAACAGGAACAACAACAACTACCACATTACCTAAACCAACAAAATGTTATACAGGTGTTTTAACAGGTCAAATCTACATATATAAAGGTGAAGCTTTCACAGACTTTGATGATTTAGTTGTTGCGACTTTACGTTCAAGAGGATTAGCAACATATGGTGCAGATAACGGAGCGGTTTATGAAGTTCCAGGTGGTGTTAATGCGTATAACGAATTTGACGGTCATAATGTACAATTAGATTGTACAGGAGCGTATTCAGGGGTAACTAAAAACCCATTCTCAACATTTGGTATTAATGTAATAGATAAAGACGGTAATCCGTTCTTCTTTGAAACGTCATTATCAAATTCAGACAGTAAGTACATTTCTAAAGTGTTCGGACAATCTAATTTTGCAAAACCAAGAACGGTTGTTCCATTGTTTGTAGAAGAGAGATTCCAAGCATTATTAACTTATGGATGGAGAAAAGGATATATCAGAGGTTTAAATTGTGAGTTAACGGCATTACCTGACGCAAGACAAGGTGTTGACCCAACATCAATCGCTTGGTATCTTGAAAAATACCAATCACCGACATCACCATGGGTTGTGTCTGAATTGAGAGGTACAAAAGTATATAACTTATTTAAATTTACTACGATTGCTGATGGAGATGACGCAAACATTGAAGTTAAAATCTCAATCGCAAACATCTCATTTAACAATGGTACTTTTGACGTAATTATTAGAGATTTCTTTGACTCAGATAATAGTCCTGTAGTTCTTGAGAAATTCACAAACTGTTCTATGGACCCTAATGATAATAGTTTTATCGCTAAAAAAATAGGTACATTAGACGGGGAATATGCTTTGAACTCTAAATTTGTTATGATTGAACTTAACGAGGACGCTCCAATAGACGCATTACCTTGTGGATTTGAAGGCTATAACTTTAGAGAGTATGCAGGTGTTAGACCTCCATTCCCAATATATAAAACAAAATACGATTACCCAGGTGAAGTTGTTTATGACCCACCATTTGGTTTATCATCAGGAGCTGATGATGTTGTAAGAAGTGCAGGAGACAATGTTCGTAGAACTTATCTTGGTATTTCCGACACAGTTGGTTTTGACGTTGACTTCTACACATATAAAGGTAAACAATTACCGTTAGATGTTTGTACAGATGTTTCAGGTGATGAATGGGCATATAAGACAAGAGGTTTCCACATGGATATTAACGCAAGTGGTATTACAATACCAAGTTATTTTTCTACAAGTGGTACCCCAGCGTTCTTCGTAGGTTCGGCACCATTTACTTCAGACCCTGATAACGAAGCGAATCCGTATTACAGATTATACGCACGTAAATTCTCGTTATTATGTCACGGAGGTTTTGATGGATGGGACATCTACACTGAACACAGAACAAATGCTGATAGATTCGTATTAGGTAAGATTGGTTATAGAAATGGGTCATGTCCTTCATTCAAATACCCAACGGCTACAGGATGGGGAGCGTTTAAACAAATCACTGTTGGTAACAACGGACAAGATTGGGCAAACACTGACTATTACGCATACTTATTAGGACAACAAACATTCTCTAACCCTGAGGCGGTTAATATTAACGTATTCGTTACTCCAGGTATTGATTATGTAAACCATTCTAACTTAGTAGGTGACGCAATCGAAATGATTGAGTACAACAGAGCGGATTCAGTTTATATCTGTACAACTCCTGACTACAACATGTTTGTACCGTCAACAGGTGACCAATTAGATATGATTTATCCACAAGAAGCGGTAGACAATTTGGAAACTGCGGGTATCGACTCAAACTATACGGCAACTTATTACCCATGGGTTTTAACAAGAGATACTGTAAATAACACACAAATCTATATCCCTGCTACGGCTGAGGTGACAAGAAACTTGGCGTTAACAGATAATATCGCATTCCCTTGGTTCGCTGCGGCGGGTTACACTCGTGGTATCGTAAGTGCTATTAAAGCGAGAAAGAAACTTACCCAAGAAGATAGAGACGTTCTTTATAAAGGTAGAATTAACCCAATCGCAACCTTCTCTGATGTTGGAACCGTAATTTGGGGTAACAAGACTATGCAAATTAGAGAATCTGCTCTTGACAGAATCAACGTAAGAAGATTATTGTTACAAGCTCGTAAATTAATTTCAGCGGTTTCAGTAAGACTATTGTTTGAACAAAACGATGAGAAAGTAAGACAAGATTTCTTGGATGCGGTTAACCCTATCTTAGACGCTATTAGAAGAGACAGAGGTTTATACGATTTCCGTGTGACAGTTTCTTCGGATGTTGCTGACTTGGATAGAAACCAATTAACAGGTAAGATTTATATCAAACCGACTAAATCTCTTGAGTTCATAGACATCACGTTCTATATTACTCCAACAGGTGCATCGTTTGATAATATCTAAAAATAATTTTAAGACAAGTCGACATAAAACTCGACTTGTCTTTATTTATTAAGTAAACAACATGTTAAAACATAAAAAAAGAATTATAGAAGGTATTGATGAAGAGGGTAGCCCCGACATGAAATACTACGCCTTTGATTGGGATGATAATATTATGACCATGCCAACTAAAATACTTTTAAAAGATGAAGACGGTGATGAAGTAGGAATGTCTACTGAAGATTTTGCCGAATATAGAATTGATATCGGTAAAAACCCTTTTGAATATGAAGGCCACACTATTGTAGGTTTTGGGGAAGAACCTTTTAAATACTTTGGTGTAAAAGGTGATAGACAATTTATTATTGATTCTTTATTAGCCAAACCAGGTCCTGCTTGGAGAGACTTTGTTGAAGCAATTAACAACGGGTCAATTTTTTCGATAGTCACTGCGAGGGGACATACCCCAAGTGTTATTAAAGAGGCGTGTTACAATCTTATTGTATCTAACCATATGGGAATTAGTTCAAATGAATTAGTTAAAAATTTGGAAAAATATAGGGATTTAGCTGATGAAGGTGAAATGTCTAAAAAAGACATGATTAGAGAATATCTTGATATGTGTAAGTTTTATCCTGTATCTTATGGTGAAGGTTCTGCGACCAACCCTGAAGAAGGTAAAATTAAGGCTTTAAAAGAATTCGTCCAATTTGTTAGGGAGATGGCCTCAAAGATTCACAAGAAAGCGTTTCTTAAAAACAAAGTAACTAATAATTTTGTACCTACAATAGGATTTTCAGATGATGATATAAGAAATGTTGAAAAAGTTAAATCAGCATTTGAAAAAGAACCAGATAATATAATTAAAACCTATTCAACTGCAGGAGGAATAAAAAAAGCATATTAACTAGATAATTTATACTAGAAAGATTAAAATAAAAAAAAACAAAGTAAAGAGAAAATTTTTTATCTCGATATATTTATAATAAAATAAACAAACAAACAAAAAAATATTACAATGGCTGATTTACTAATGAAAATGCCGATTCCTTACGAACCGAAAAGACAAAACAGGTTCATTCTTCGTTTCCCTTCGACTTTGGGAATTAACGAATGGTTCGTTGAATCGACATCTAGACCACATATAACAATTACCCCTGTTGAGATACCATTCTTAAATACTTCAACGTATGTTGCAGGTCGTTTCACTTGGGGAACAATAAACGCTAAATTCCGTGACCCAATCGGACCTTCAGCATCACAAGCTCTTATGGAGTGGGTACGTTTATGTGCTGAGTCTGTAACAGGTCGTATGGGATATGCGGC